TTCTGATGCATCAAAGTTTGGGAATAAATAGGAATACTCAGGGTTGCTCGTATCAACTTCTATACGACCTGTATTCAATAATTCAAAATCTTTCTGTGATAATTTAGTTTTCATAATATCAATCTACCATTTCACCTTCAGGAATTTGTTTAATTATAGATAGAGCTATAGCTTTAAATTTAGAAAAGTCATGACCTGAAGCAAGTATTGTACTTAAATCTGGAAATAACCTTCGTTGATTATTTTGTACTAAATATTTTCTTGAATCACTTGCATCCAATGATGATAACAAATCTTCATTTTCAATACCTGGAGGTAACTCATCTGCAAACGTAATAGTTTTTAACTCACTAAATGATCTATCAACTACGTTTTCAAGAAGAGATGTTCGAGTATATAATGGTACTTCATTGTTAGAAACTACTGATTGTTTTAATCTTTGTTCTTTAGTTAAAGTGCCCTTGTGTAATGCTCCACCATCATCTAAATTTACATCTTCTATACCATTACCGGTAAGAATATCCTCAAATGAATATAAAACATTGTTTTCATCTCTAAAATTTTGATTTGCAGATTTTGAAATTTTATCTAAGTACTTACCTCTAAGTTCACTTCTAAAATTAGTGTAAAATTCTACATCACCGCTATCTAATTCTTCTTGTGTATATGGCATAAATTTACCTAGTCTTCTTTAACAACTTTAAATGTGAATCCTTCATCAAAGTATTGGTCGAGTTCATCAGTAGAACCACCATCACTTACTGCTCTATATTTTAATTTATAGTATCTTTCAGGTTGATATCCATCCAACCAAAGTTTAAAATAATTTCCTGTTGAATCACAACTGAGTTTAGAACCACTGCCAAATGGTACAACCACATCGTTTGTTTCTGCATCCACTATAGAATAAAAAGATGAACCGCTTGGTAAATATTTTACTGTTAGATTTGAAGGTGTAGTTGAAAATGTTTTAACTGGAAATCTTTCTCTACCAACAACCCTAAACTTTATTTTTGATTTCTCGTGATACTCTGGCCTTAAACCTTTCATATAAATTACCATATCTTCTAAAGCTGAACCTGTTATTGGTTGTAACGAACCTGTACTATGGTTACCTATAGAATCATCCCAAACTGCTTCTAATGTTGGTGGAAATTTTGTATGAGTATCACTTGAGAAAAATGAGAAGTTACCAAGTCTAGTTGAATTACCCTCATCTGATCCAGAGTTCATAGTTAATGAATCATTTCCTTCTGCTTGAGAACCTGATTTTATGATACCATTTCTTTTAACAATAAACCCTTCATTAGAACCAGTACCATGTAACCACCACGTAACAATATCAGTTACATCCATTCTAACATCTTGGGTTCTTGCAGAACTAAATGAATAAGAAGCTTCATAAGCACCTGAAGCATTAGAACTACCACTAAACCAAGTTGCACCTGATTGACTTACTGCTCCATCCCAAAGTAAACCCTCAGTTATTCCATTTCTAAAACTCCAACTAGACCCTTCAGTTGTTGCAGGATTATCATAAGAACGACCATCACCTGTAGTCCAACTTTGACTTATTGGATATGCATATATGCTCTGAGATGTAGCTAATGCGGTTGGGTTAGCATCAAAAAGATTTAGAAAAAATGAACTTGAAGCTGGGTTTCGTCCTGGTTTAGGAATTGTTCCATTCATAATTGAAGCTGATATGTAAGTTAATGGAAATCTAATTAATATTCTTGAAACATTAACTTGATTAGCATTATCACTAACATCTTTTCTTATTTCTAATACCTCATCAAGTCCAGTATTTATACTACTACTCTGTTGATAGATTGTCGAATCTTTATCTGCGAATGTAAAATAATGCATTAACTTACTCCACTATACCTAAATTATCACCAACAACTTTTCCTTTAATGTCGGAGTCAGGAAATTTAATTTCAAAAATACTTGGATCTAAAGCTGGGTATAATACTCCATCAATTAAACCACTATTGACATCATAAAAATTACCAGAATATCCTTCTGATATTTTATGTTTGTTTTCTATAACAACGGTTGTTTCATTTCCCGTTGGTTGACCTTTTGGAGCAACTACTGAAGATACACCATCTACTAATGATAACTCATAAGAAATATCTGATAATACAATTGGTTGTCCAATTTGCCATCTGTCAATATCAAAGAAATTTTGAACTTTTGAAATACAACTTAGAAGAACTTCATTTTTATTAAATCCTACTTTAGTTAATATTGCAAAATTAACAGAAATATTAATAACATATGCGTCTTTAATATTAATAGCATCAGTAACTAATCTAAATTGTGATATATAAGTTTTTAAGTTTTCTTTTACAGTTTGATTTAACGGTGACAGTTTCTTACTTGTATTATAACCAAGTGTATACATATTCATCGCTAATGGATTTGGTATCCTCCCAACTTGAAAAGATTTTAAAGTTCTTTTATTATCAACATCATCTTGTGTTACTGCTCGTTCTAAATTATCTGTTTGAGCAGATTTATTTAATTGGTCATCTTGTACCAAATGAACTTTTGCAATATTACCAAATTTTGCTGGAAGAGAATATGCTCTGACAATATAATCTTCTTTTGTAACTGCCCTACTTTGTGCTTGAAAGTGTGCTAATGCGTTTTCACGAACTTCCCTAACACTCTCTCCAGATGCACCGCCAGTTGCGGGATTTGGATTACTCATTGCAACTGAGTTTTTTGCGGCATTTACCAATGTTGTGGATAGTAAACTATCTTGAATATCATAAATAGCAGATGCTAGTTCTGTAGCTTCATTGGTATTAACATTATCATCGATACCACCACCGTGTGCATATTTAATTGTTAACGTAGTATTCGATGGAGCTAAACCAAATGCTTTTGTTTTTAAAAAGTTACTTGGGTCAAATGCTGTGGTTAGATAACTTGGACTACCTGGTAAATTAGAACCAACCATAGCTGGGTTAGGAATTATTTCCTCATCTGGATTGTTTGATATTCCAGCTCCAAATCTAATGACTGTATTATCATTTTCATCTATAAATGTAGTAAATCTTCGTGAAGTTTTCTTTAGCTTTAAAATATACGGAGAAGTTTCTCTATTAATAACTGATGTTGGGTCGTTGGTAGAATTGTTTTCCATATCGTCAAAAATAGTATCTCTAGCTAAAGAGTCTACTTCATGCCAAATATTACCATCACTATCCGTACACGATATAATTTCTATAACATCTTCGTTTGATAATTTTATTTGAGGGTATTTTTCAGCTGTACCAAATGAAAATAATTCAGATGTTACAACACCACTCTCAGCTTTTACTTTCTTTTTTAATAAAAATTTAGTTGGTGCTCCACTATTAGTTTCAAATACTGTGACGATTCTTGGGTCATACGAACTAGAGAATTTAAAGTTACAATCTTCTAATGTTCTAAATGTTGTACCCGTTGAAGTTGCATTAACTTGAGCACCAGCTTTAACAGTAAGAGCATATCTATAATCTGGTTCATTGTTTAATGCAGGTATGGTTTGAAATACATCAAATACGACAGAAGCTGGTGCAGATACTTTTGGTTTATAACCAAATGATTGTGCTATATTATAAACATTTCTTTTTTCTTCTGCGTAAGCAAGAAGTGATTCTCTAAATTGTGAATCGACATAATATGAAAGAACATCACCAACATAAGATGCCATCTCAATGAACATCATACCAGGTGACGACTCATTAAAGTCATTATATGTATTTGGAAAGTATATCTTAGCAAATTCAATTAAATTATCTCTAAAATCACTAAAATCTTTGTTAAGATAATTAACTGATTTTACTACATTCTTTTTTGTACTTGTACGTGCCATTTAAAAACTCCGATTAATATACATCAGCTGTATATGATGCGTCCAATACTATTGATTCTTGTGATTGTGGATTTAGTGTAGTAGAGTATCGTACTTCTACAAAAATTTTATTAGCGTCACCATCATCCGTAAGTGTATTTATTTCTATTAAATTTATATAAGGTAACCAAGCTGTAACAGCACGTTTAACTTCCGTTTCAATTGCAATTGGTAAATCATCATCTATTTGTTCAAAAATTAATTCCCTTAACCTACTACCAAACTGAGGTTGTGCTACCCGTTCACCCACGTGAGTTAGTAATAAATTTTTTAGATTATGTTTAGATTGTTCTAATGAATTTTTAGTTAAAGCAAAATCATTACGATTATCTCTCCGTAATGGAAAAGATAACCCAACGTAAGTATTTGGATTTAAATCTACTTCTTTTGCATTTGCCATTATTTATCCTTTTTATTCATAACCTTCATTAAACTACTATAATCTCTTGTTAAAGCGTTTGTTATATGTTCTGGTACTTGTTCTGAAGATACTCCAGCCTTTTTTAAACTATCGATAGCCACCATATCTCTCTTAACCTCTTCAGGTTTACCGTATCCCATAAGTTCACTCATACGATTTGTATCAAATGAACCACCACTCATAGTTGGATATTCATCCCCTTGTGATTTTGACAATCCAGCAGTTTCATTTAAAATATTATTAATCATTGAGTTGTTAGAATATTTTACTTCTTTTTTCGTAGGTGAAGTAACTGGTTTAGTAATTTTTGGAAGGACTTCACTTAAAGTGGGTGAAGCTTCCTCTTTTATAAATATCTTTTCAACTTCTTTTTGTACCTCTCTACGAACTACTTCTCGTATTATTTTTACAAGGTCTTTTTTAGTCATAATAACTCCTATGCTGTTTTTACTGTATCACTCAAATATGTTGAATTAGCTATTGCATCTTCAAGCATTACATTTTGTTTCTTTAATTCTACAATTTCTTTACCTATATCTATAGTTTCTTGTGTAGGTGTTCCACCAGCCGCAGCTAATTTAGCGGAAGCTTCCGCAGTTTTTAAAGCCATTGTTGCTTCATTTATAATAATCTGTACTTCAAATACCTGATCGAGTAATGCTTTTAAATCATCACCTCTAACAACAGACTGGTTTGCTCCACTACCTAACTCAACTTTCTCTGAATTTAATCTAATATTATTTGTTCCAGTTATAAATATACCATTTGATTTTATTAGTATTTTTTTATCCTCAGTATCCGCATTACCAAACGCACCTAATAAATGTATAGATGAATCATCTTTATCTATATTTTCTGTTGTACCTCTATGACCTGCTACTATTTTTATTTGAGGTTTTTGTTTATCAGATCCAAAGTGTATTGATTGTCCAAATCTACCTTCAAACAAGACACAACCTTCACCTATCTCAAGTGGTTTAACATCTTTTCTTTCAAATTTTTCACCATACTTGGTATTTTTTTTATAATTACCAGCTGCTCCTGGTATAGAATTTTCATTAACAGAACCCTTACGATTTATAATACTTGTATAATAATGTTGTCCATTATATTCTATAACAACTACGTGTTCACCAATAACAGGAACCGCTACTATATTAGGCATTAATGCTTTAACCACACCACCAAGTATTAGTTGATTTGGATTATTTATAAATTGTCCTCCTACACTACCACGATTTCCAGGTTGGTTTAATATAACTTCTTTAACCTCAAAGGCTTCAGATTCGTGATAATCGTATTGTGATGCATTAATTAATTGTTTTACAAACGAGCTTATTCTATGAAATGCTGGATAACCTGTAGGAAGTTCAATAGTACTATCTACATTTTTTTTATCTTTCCAAGCCATTTAATATACCTTTTTTACTGTTTCAATCTTATTATGTATTTTATCTGATTCTATTTGTATGTCTTTTATAGTATCTTCCATACCAGAAAGTAATTGATTTTTTTCTTCATCTGATAACCCAAATTCATCTTCTGAACCGGCTTTTCCTTCTGCCGAAATAAGTCTTTGTACGATACCAGCCATCTTAACGAGTTGGTCATCGTTTCTTACATTAATCTCTAAGTACTCTTTAATCATAGGTACTATCTGAACTGCAGTATCACCATCCTTGATGAACTGAACAAGTTCTCTTGTTAGTACTTCTAATTGTTTGCGATTAAATGTTGTATTGTCGTAAATGTCTTTAAATAATGATGATAGTGATTTACCATCAAAGATTTCATAATCTATAGCCATAATTCACCTAAATGTTTTTACCTAATAATAAATATAGTATAACTGAAAAACTCTCGTATATAAATATATATTGAAGTTTATTATTTCTTAACAATATAGTTATTATTGAGGGTTACTCGGTTCTTGAATTTACTGAGTAATCCTTTTTTTTCTAACAAACGGGAGAAAACCAAATGAAGGAAATCGTAACAACATTCAAGGGATGGATTGATGACTTAGGTCATTTAATGTTATCCTTTGTAGCCATCGGAGCTGTGTCTGAAGTAATATTCGGAACTGGCATCTTTGGTGTTAATGTTATAGGTAACCTCACATCCATCATTAATGGGTTCGGCGAGTCGGGTTTCGCTGGGCTTGTCGCCTTGTTGGTGCTGGTGGGTTTATTTCGAAAGTAGGACGAAATAGCTTTACATTCCTACAATAAATGTAGAGCAATAAAAAAGGGAAGCGAAAGCTTCCCTTTTTTTGTTTATATAAGAGCCGTTGATAGGATTCGAACCTACGACATTCTCATTACAAGTGAGATGCTCTACCAACTGAGCTACAACGGCATCCTGACTACATTCGGTTATAACCTATTTTTGTAGCCGATAGGAGAATCGAACTCCTGTTGCATGGATGAAA